AGGGCAGTACACGAACGAGATGGGTCTTTCGGATGGAGAGCAGCTAGAGGATGACATTTCATCCGCTCTCAAGGACGTCGCGGCGTCAATCAATACCAAGGTGATTGGATCGCTGGACAAGTCAAATCGGATTGTGCAGATGGTTGACTCAGGGTCGAAGGGTGGCGAGCAGAATATCACACAGATGGTGGCTCTGCTGGGTCAGCAGTTGATTGAGGGTCGCCGTGTTCAGTATACCCTCCAGGATCGTACTCTGCCTCACTTTGCAAGGTATGACGACGGCGTGGAGTCGCGTGGATTTGTTCAGCACTCCTTCGTGGATGGTCTGATGCCCGCCGAGTTCTTCTACCACGCACAGGCAGGTCGTGAGGGTCTGATTGATACTGCAGTCAAGACCTCAGATACCGGCTACATTCAGCGTCGTCTGATGAAGTCGATGGAGGACCAGCACGTCGAACACGATGGCACCGTGCGCAATGTTGCAGGGTCTGTGATTCAGTTTGTGTATGGTGAGGATGGTGTCGATACCGTTGCCGTGGAGTCACAGACATGCGAACTGGCGTTGATGACGCTGGAGAACATCTACCGCGAGTATTCTCTGACACCCGAAGATGTGAACCCATTCTTGACTGAGAGTGTCACTGAGGTGGATGACATGGTGGAGAGTATCATTGCTGATCGCGAGATGTTTGTCAAGTCTGTGTTCCGGTGGCGCAAGAATGACACGGTTCTGGCACCGGTGAATCTCAAGCGACTGATCACCAAGTATGCAAATACGTATGCAACCAAGACAGATCTGACCCCGACAAATGTCGTGGCTGGACTGAATCGCTTGATCAAGGAGTTTCCTAATAGCAAGGTCTTTCATGCTCTGCTTAGGTACTATCTGTCGCCCAAGAAGTCGATTGTGATCCACCGCTTCAGCCAGGCGCTGTTCGACGAGCTGATGCGTGACATTCGCTACCGCTACATCAAGAGTCAGACGCACGCGGGTGAGATGGTGGGCGCCCTGGCTGCTCAGTCTATTGGTGAGCCCACGACTCAGCTTACACTGAACACCTTCCACTCTGCAGGTACGGCAAAGGCAAACGCTACGGCAGGAGTGCCCCGAATTGAAGAGCTGTTGTCTGCTTCGGCGAACCCGAAGAAGCCCGGTAACACGGTGTATCTGATGCCGGATATCTCGAATGATCAGCAGGCTACGATTGAGAAGATGAAGGAGATCCAGCGTACGACTCTGCGCGACATTACCAAGTCGGTCCGCATCTACTATGATCCACCCGCATCGGGTACGGTGGTCGAGGAGGACATGGAGATTCTTGCACTCTACCAGCAGTTCTCGATTGATAAGGGCGAGACATGTGCATCCCCCTGGATTATGCGCTTGGAGCTGAATGATCAGGAACAGGCAGCTCGTAGCATCACCGATCTGACGGCGGTAATCACGAAGCTTCGCATCAACAGTGCTACGAATAAGATTGTCGATTGTATGCACTCAGATGAGTCCGGAGCAAAGATCATTCTGCGCTTGACGTTTGATGACGCTGCGGTTAAGAACCCGACGACCCTTCGCTTCCTGGAGGACAAGATTCTAGATACGGTTCTGACCGGTGTGGATGGCGTGGGTGGTGTTCACCTCCGCAAGATCAAGAATGAGCTGGTCTATGACGAGAAGGTGGCTGGATACTCCCAAAAGGAGCAGTATGTTCTGGACGTGGACGGCACCAACATGTACCAGCTCATGGTGTTCCCGGGTGTCGACGGAACTCGTACATTTTCGAACGATATCCACGAGATCAATGACGTCTTCGGCATTGAGGCTGCTCGGCTGGCGATTTTCGAGGAATGCTCAGAGGTCTTCGTATCAGAGAAGGTCAACTACCATCATCTCTCCGTGCTGGTGGACTCAATGACATTCAGTGGTCGTATTGTAGCTGTGAACCGCTTCGGTATGAACAAGAATGAGACGGGTGTTCTTGCTCGATCCTCATTTGAGGAGACCAGTAAGAATATGTTTAACGCCGCGATGGGCGCAGAGTATGATACGATGCGCGGTGTCTCTGCGAATATCATGTTCGGTCAGAAGCCACCTTGTGGAACTGGCTTTGTGGACATCCTGGTGGATGAGTCGCGTCTCCCCGATGGTCAAGATGAGGAACCTGAGGATAAGACACTTGAGGAGGTGAATCAGAAGCTCGGTGCTCTACCCGAGTCTGTGTGCAGGATGGAGGACATCTTGATGGCCTGGTGATTCTCTAAAACATCTTTCTCAGCCAGCGCATACTACGACCGCCAAACATCGGCGCGGAAACAGCAGGGGCCGGTGTGTTCAGAACAAGAGCGTAGAAAGGATAGTAAACTGTTGCAAAAAAGAAGTCCAGGATCGCCCAACCGATCGACCCGTACTTTGCATATGACAGACTGGCTGCTCCAAGTGACCACAGAAACGCAAGAAGAATACCAAATACGGTGCCTGCAATCGCCCATCCGCTCATAGTGGCAGTGGCAGTTGTATCAGGGGCATCGGGAGCGGGGGCTGGAGGATTCGGAGGCGAGGAAGGCATCTTTAGTAAATAATAGGGAAACAAAGTAATGGTCAACTTGACACATCCAGAACTCGAAGAAATTCAAACACCTTCTCTTCCAGGAGCAAGCATTGAAGCATTAAACGCCATTCGGAGTCGACTGTGTAACTCTGCCGTATCTGACTATACACTCCAGCCACAGCAAAAGTTTTTGCGTCGTGTTCTATCTCCTGACTCTCCGACACGTAATCTGCTAATGGTCCACGGAACGGGCGTGGGTAAGTGTCACGGTCGAGGGACCGAGATATTAATGTACAATGGATCCATTAAGTTAGTTGAAGATATCGTCGAGGGGGATCTCTTGATGGGAGATGACTCGACGCCGAGAACAGTTGAGTCGCTTGCCAGAGGACGTGATCAGATGTACAGAGTTACGTCTATAAAGGGAGAGTCCTATGTTGTGAATAGTGAACACATTCTCTGCCTTCAACATACGTCGACTCGGAACAGTATTACAGAAATTACTGTGACTGATTTTTTACAAACGAGTGCAAAGACTCAGCGTAACTTGAAGGGATATCGAACGTCAATTGACTTCGCTACAGTTACCGTTGATTTTGATCCCTATGTACTCGGTCTTTGGTTAGGAGACGGCTCGCAGAGGGATCCTGTAATTTCTTCACAGGATGCGGTGATTCTTCATTATCTTCGCGAATTTTGTCATCAAAATAATTCACGCCTTACATTTCAGAGTGGATATGACTATCGCATATCTGCTATTTCTAAGCAGTATGAGAACGTATTCTTGAGTTTTCTGAAAAGACACAATCTCATCGATAACAAACACGTTCCTGATCTATACAAGATCAATTCAAGAGCGGTTCGGCTACAAGTATTGGCGGGACTTATTGATACAGATGGATATCTTAGTAACAATACATATGAAATCATTCAAAAATCAAAGCAAATAACAGATGACATTGTGTTCATTTCGAGGTCGGTTGGTCTTGCAACTACAACCCGCGTGGTCGAAAAGTCATGTATATATCTAGGACAGCGAGTGACGGGATTCTATTACCGTACGTTCATATCCGGAGATATTGATATGATACCTGTCAAGCTGTTAAGAAAGAAGGCATCTATTCGTACACAGATAAAGGATGTCTTGCGCTACGGGATCACAGTAACTCCTATGGGCGAGGATGAGTATTACGGATTTATGATAGATGGTAATCATCGTTATGTTCTTGGTGACTTTACGGTAACGCATAATACGTGCACGGGTATCCAGATCGCAGAGGAGTACATTATGCGTCCAGAGTTTCAGGACAAGAAGGTCTTGATCATTGCATCTCATGCTGTACAGGAAAACTTTCGCACACAGATTTTTGATATGAGCCGCGTCAATCTGGATAAGATAAGCGGAACCTTAACTTCGAAACAGTGTACAGGTCGTCGTTATCTGGATATGCTCCTCCGCATCGAATCAGAGCCGACTCGCTGGGATGATCCTGATATTCGGTCTAGGTTGGAGACCACAGTTGATCGCATCATCAAGGAGTTCTACGAGTTTCAAGCATATAACTCATTTGGCGATCGTATCAACAAGAAGCTAGAGGGAACGGAGGCAGATATGGATGTAGCATGGATTCATGAGAACTTTGACAATCGCCTAGTGATCATCGATGAGGCACACAATATCACGACAGAAGCAACGGAGGTTGCACGCGCGCTAAAGCACCTGGTACAGACTGCAGATGGAATGGTACTGGTACTGCTGACTGCAACACCAATGTACGACACGTATCAAGACATTGTCTTTTTTATGAATCTCTTTCTATGGAATGAGCGGAAGCAGGAGTTCGGAACATCTCTAAAGGCATCTGATTTTTTCACTGAGGATGCTGATCTGAAAGGGGGTGAATCCGAAAAGAAGTTTCGCGAATGGTGTCAAGAGTATGTATCGTATGTCAAGGGAGAGAGTCCCTTTACATTCCCCTTTCGTCTGCCTCCACCGGTAATTGCTGATCCCAATGCGATGAAAATGGGATTCAATAACCACGAGATCCCCGATGACCATCGAATCAAATATCTGAGCTTGGTTGCATCGACACCTACTAACAAACAACTGGAAGTCCTGATTGCCGGACGTCACGAGGATGATCGAGAAGATGATACGAAGCGGAAAGCTTTGATGACGCCGACGCTATCTGTATTACCTGGCAACAAGGAGTTCACAGATGTCTTTAAGGTCGAGAAGGGCAAGCTCTCGTACACCGGGGAAGACTTCTTGACGCCTGCGAATCTACCCAAGTACTCCTCCAAGTTCGTATCTGTTATTGAATCAATCGATAAGTCATCTGGGGTCTGTATGGTCTATTCAAACTATGTGAAGCGAGGTGCACAGCTGTTTGCAGCTGCCCTCGAGGAGCACGGGTATACTGCATATGACAGCTCGAAGAATCAGTTAGTAAAGAATTCGTATGCCGGACGTTCAAAGGGCAAGTACATTTTGGTGTCGTCCGATGCATCCGATGCAGAAATTAGTAAAATGTTGGCAGCCGTCAAGAAGCGTGATAACGTTGATGGTAAGAAGGTAAAGGTTGTGGTCACAAGTCCCCTAGCTACAGAAGGCATTGATTTCCGATTCATTCGTCAGGTTCATATCTTGGATCCTTGGTGGAACATGAGTCGTATTGAGCAAGTTGTGGGTCGCGCACTTCGCACTTGTTCTCATCAAGATCTGCCTGTTAAAGAACAAAACTGCACAGTGTATCTCCACGTGGTTCGCCCAGAAGCCGATCGCGAAGCTTTTGATGAATATACGTATCGTACCAAGGTTGAAACAAAGGGTATCCGGATTGCCAAGGTCCGCAAGATCATGGCAGAGTCTGCAATGGATTGCCCCATGCAGGTTTCCTTGCCAGCCGATTGGCGCGAGCTGGTTGTTCCTCAGACTCGAGATGAAAATAAGGAGGATGTTGCCTATCGTCTGAAGACAATGATGGCTCCAGCATTCGATGAGTCTCCTAATGTTGAACAGTGTAAGGTGACTCCTTCGGAACCTGATCCAGATCACGTGCGCCCGCTGTCATCGTATCTTGATTCGCGCGATGAAATTCTCACCAAGGTAGGTAAGTTATTTGTGGACAAGTCAATCTGGGATCGTGAGCACCTGTTTTCGGCTCTTCGACCGTTCAGTCGTGATGTGGTTATCTATATCTTGCAACAAGCCATTTCATCTGCCTTCCGCTTCGTTGATGCATTTGGACGCCCGAGTCTGCTTGAGTCAAAGGGTGATTTGTATGCCCTGGCTCCAATTGGGGTACCTTCGAGTACACTAGTTGAGCGAACAACAAAGCCTGTCAAGCCAGTGGACATAGATCTTCCCGAACCACCTGCTGAAGAAGAGGCGCCACCACCCGAGGTATCCCTCGATCTGCTAAATACCAAGCGCCAAGCCTTCAAGTGGCCCAAGGATGCAGCTACACGATTCTCGGAGGAAGTGCGCAATGGGTTTATCTTTGATCACGAGTTCAGTCCTGCTGAGAAGAAGGCATACTTGGCAACCCAGCCCAACCTACCCTTCGCTAAACGTCTGTATGTTCCCGACTCCGACATTGTGGTCACGGGAGCTGATCTTGGTCTGGTCGGTGAAGATCTGACCAAATATGAGGGATGGCGTGATGCTCTGATCGAGAAGTTCATTGGTGACAAGGGCAGTCTCTTTGCTTCGATTGCCAGCAATGGACGCCTGACACTATCGCCGTCTACATCAGCCGAGGGTGTGGTGACGCGAACCATTGCCGACAAGAACTTTATGCCCACTGTCTGCGGAACGGGTGCAAATAAGATGGCCTATCTGCGCGACCCTTTAGCAAAGTTCATTGACAATCAAGGTCTGGGATTAGCAGCAGGGTTGGCTGGAGAAACTATTTGCATTTATCTTGAACTGTTGGCGCGGGAAGAGCATAACATCAAGTGGTATACTCCAGAGGAACTGAAGGTATTGGATTCCTTGTCTGGAAAACTCAAAGACAAGGTGAAGAAGGGTCTGAAGGCGTAGTGATTAAAACGAAATCCTCTTCTTCAAGACACAAGAAGGCACAATGGACGCACTTTATGAACGTCGTGAGCTCACTCGAAATGTTCACATTGATGCCCGATTCCTTCAGCGCAATATCCACGCAAGTCTTGTTGCCCAGCTCCGTCACAAGTATGAAGGGATCTGTCTTCCCGAAGGGTATGTGCAGCCTCGAAGCATCACAATCACAGAACACTCCTTCGGTCGCACCAATATTCTGAAAGGTGGTCTGGACTACTCGGTTCGGTTTCAGGCGGATATGTGTTTGCCCCACGCGGGTCAGGTGTTCAAGGCACCTGTGACGCTGAAGAGCAAGATTGGTCTGCATGCAGAGACGTCTCCCATCAAGATTCTGTTACCCCGTGACTTACACATCGGCAATCCCGACTTTGACGAGGCGGAGATCGGTCAGGACATTGAGTTTGATGTTGTGGGAACCCGTTTCCAGCAGGGTGATGAATCGATCGTGGTTCTGGGTAAACTTCGCCAAGTGGTTCGTCCGGCTGTTCAGGAGGAGTCAGTTGATCCAGAGAAGACAGATGTCATCGCAGCACCAGTTGGAACAGGCGACTCGGAGAAGCGCACAGTGACCGTTGATATTTCAAAGACAAAGGCACCCGGTGAGTCGCGTAGGAAGAAGATGGTAAGGACTGTGGCGGTAGAGACAAATGAACCGAAATCGCAAGGAAGCGTTGAAGGAAAGCCTGGACCGTCTTGATGCTCACGAACATGCTCAAATCTTCGGTATTATCAAAAGGTACACGGAGAGCTTTACAAAGACCCAAACTGGTGTGCTGGTATCCTCCGACGTACTCTCAGATGCATGTATGCTCGAGATGGAAAAGATGGTCACTTTTTACCTTGATCAGCACAAGCAGATGGAGGCTCATGAAGTTGAGCGCAAGACCTACGAGCGAAGGTAAAAATGGATGGTTTTCATTCACATATATAGATAAGGAACTATGGATACCCTTCTTTCCGCTACGGCACTTGCCAGCCTCAAGGAGTTTGCAACAATCGCAAAGGAAGACAAGCACGCAGAACTCGAATGTAAGCTACTGAGCAACCAAATTAACACCAAGGACGTTGCAGACCGCATTGTCAAGACTATTCAAATGTATTCGCGAGGAGCTCCCATTGACGAGCATCACGCAACATTCTCATATTCCGATGGGCTTCGAGTTGTAGTCATTGGAGCTGAAAACATCCACAAGGTCTGCACAACAGGAAGTTTCAGGGGAGTTCCCCTCACCGTTGAGCGCAAGCGACGCTATTTTGAGGTTGTGACGGCGCTCAAGGACAAGAAGGATACCATCGATGTCCCGGACGCCGGTGTCCGCATCACCCTTCGTCATGAGGAGCACCTTCGCAAGGACTTCTCGGGTGCTCCAATGGATTCGGCGAGTTTTGTTCGCATCATTCACCGCAAGTCTTGGACATCTATCGACGGCATCGTTCGATTTGACTTCTCGTTGACCAAGTCCAAGACGAAGCAGACCAAGACCTTTGCAGATATCTTGAAGCAGAATCCCACATACGAACTGGAGCTTGAGGTGGTCAACACTGAAAAGAGTGTCGAGGAGATTGTCGGATCAGTCGTCCTTCATATCTCACCCATTCTCGCTGCCTTTCAAGGATCGCAGTTTGTATTGCCCTCGTCAAACATGCAGCGTTATCTGGCTGAGTTTGAGATGATGCGAATCCCGTTTCTGAACCCCGTGACCCTCGAGCGTCGCCATCTTATTTCCGAGCGCCCGAACAACATCCTAAAGGGGTACACGGTCACGAACAAGGCTGATGGCGAGCGCTGCTTCTTGGTTGTGATGAGGGATCGTCGCCTTCTGCGAATCACTCCGAGCTCAGTTGTGACCTGGACCGGACTGACGGCAACCAATGAGATTCACGTCGGGGACATCATTGATGGCGAGTATCTTGCCGAGCGCAATCAGTTCTATATCTTCGACATGTACTGCTATCGCAACCGAGATCTCCGCCGTCTGCCTCTCTTTGTTGATGAGCAAGACACGACCAAGTCCCGTCTGGGATTTGCACGAGCATTTGTGGCAGATATTCCGAGGGACTTCACATCCCTTCCAGGCAGTAAGCCTCTCCGCATCTCGACGAAGATGTTCCTCTCGGGTGATGGCGAGGCAATGCAGGAGGCGATCCGCAAGATGCTTGACACAGACTTTGACTATCCGATTGACGGTCTGGTGTTCACACCCCGAGCTTCATCTGTCGGTCCGATTAATGAGCGTCGTGGCAAGACGTGGCTCACGGTGTATAAGTGGAAGCCGTCGTCGCACAACAGCATCGACTTTCTGGTCAAGTTCAAGAGCGGTGAGAGCTTCGACGGAACACTGAGTAAGCGAGTCATCAAGGGCACGCTATATGTCTCCAGAACGCCGGGTGATATTGTGTATCCCTGCGAGACGATGACGGGTGAGTATGTGCCTCCAGAAATTAGCCACGAAGAGCGAGTACGGTCATCGGTCAATGATCGCATGCCGTCCCCCTTTCAGCCTACGGTTCCTCGCGCACCTGAGGCGCAAAATATCAACCTACCGCTGAACGACAAGGGCGTTCCGGTGGACGCGGAAGGCAACCGCGTACAAGACGACACGATCATTGAATGCTCGTACGATGTTGAGCTGGGTCGGTGGGTCATTATGCGGACACGCCACGATAAGACGTATCAGTATCAGGTTCTCAAGCGTCCGCAGTTTGGTAACGACATTGCAGTTGCCGACTCGATCTGGACAAACATCCACGTCCCGATCACAGAGGATATGATTCGGAACCTAGTGGATACTCCTCCAGACGCAACCTTCGAGGACGATCTGTACTATCGCGACAACCTAGACGCTCGCGATCGGATCCTCCGAGATGTCTACGGCTTCCACAATCGAATCAAGGACGATCTGTATCGCCAGTGCATTAAGCGCGGTGACTCCTTGCTGGAGCTGGCAGTTGGTCGGGCGGGTGATCTGTTGAAGTGGAAGCGGACAAAGCCATCGCTGGTTGTGGGCGTAGACTCGTCTCTGGCATGTATTACCTCCCCGCGCCAGGGAGCCTGTGTTCGCTACTTGAAGGAGAAGGCGAATCACCCGACCGAGTACCTGCCACCCGTCCTCTTCATCTGTGGTGATATGACCAAGCCACTGTTTGAGGGAACCAACAAGTATGCTAACATCGTAGCTGGATCGCAGCCCGCTACCACTCCATACCTGGAGACCTTTGCAGGGCATACCGAGTTTGATGTGATCTCCTGTCAGATGGCGATCCACTACGCATGTGAGTCTGACGATGCATTCGATGCCTTTGCCACTAATCTTGAGACCCACGGCAAGGGTCTCTTCTTCGGAACTTGCCTGGACGGTGCTGCGGTTTATTCACTGCTGATGGGTAAGCAGAGTCACATCTTCCGATCTGGTCGACAGGTGTTTGGCGAATTCGTCAAGGAGTATGATGATGGAACGGGCTGGTCTGAGACATTCGGCAATGCAGTATCAGTGCACCTAGAGAGCTTTGCACAGCCTCAGAAGGAGTACCTGGTTCCCTTTGAAAAGATGGTTGACGTCCTAAAGAAGCATGGATACAATCTGATCGGCAGCGTAATGTTTGCCGATCACTATGCAGAGCAAAATAGCATTGTCTTCTCCCAAGAGCATCAGGCATTTAGCTTCCTTCATCGGAGCTTTGTCTTTGAGCGGGGAGAGGTAGTTAAGGAGAAGCAAGTCGTCGAGATTCCCACTGCAGACGAGGAGGATGAGAACCTGGACGAGAAACTCGAGAAGGCGAAGGAGGTATGGGATGAGGCGTTTGAGAAGAACAAGATGTCAAATGCGGCTCCAGGCTATGTTACATCAGAGGAGGTTGAGAAGCTGAAGGCGAAGTTCGAGGAGATCCGCGATAAGATCCGTCTTAAGCGTGGTCAGAAGGACACCCGCTCAGAGCAAGAGTCACCCGAAGAGGCGGCTAAGCCAGAGAAGAAGCCTCGTGCAAAGAAGATCAGTACAGCGCGCATTGATGGTGGTGGAGAGAAACCCGTTCTGTTCTTTGGTGCTGATGAAGGAAAGGGCGAGTGGCGTGTCTTGTCCAACATGTATGAGGCGCCGTTCCAGGTGGATTCGATCACATTTCCAACGGTTGAGCACTACTTTCAGTGGGCAAAGGCGAAGAAGTTTGGCGATGGGTTCATTGCCGACAAGATCCTGAAGACGCCATCTCCAAAGGCAGTGAAGGCATTCGGTAAGAAGGTCAAGGACTTTGTGAAGGAAGATTGGGATAAGGTCAAGGACGGCATTATGCGCACAGGTCTGAAGGCAAAGTTTATGCAGCACCCTGACCTGAGGACCAAGCTGATTGAGACGGGAGTCAAGCCAATTGGCGAGGCGTCTGCTCGCGATAAGTACTGGGCAATCGGTACGTCTGCTGATACATCCAAGGCATCCGACCCTACAAAGTGGCCTGGTAAGAATGTACTTGGCAAAATGCTGTCTGACCTTCGCAAGGAGCTGAAGGACTAAGCGGTTAAAGAGAAACAACAACAAACTAAGTAGAAACAATGAAATATCCAAACATCCTCTTTTTTAGATATGAGACGTATGCCGTGATCGACATATTTCTCAATACAAATGAGAACATACTAAACTGTAACTTGAATTTTACATCTAATCCAGACGATGTTCTGAAGATGTTTGATTGTAACTATCACATCTTGGTTACGTATGGCGAGAGTGAGGCAGAGTATTACCCTGTAATGAACAACCTGGTGAACCGGATGCGGATGCGATGGATTCACTTTAAGGAGATTAAGAGCATCAATGCATTCAACAATGGTGTAAACTTCTGCTATATCCACAATGCTCTTCTTCCTCACGAGATGACCCGCCCGGTGTTTTCTACCTTTACAACCTGCTACAATTCATATGAAAAGTTTCGTCGTCCGTACGAGAGCTTGAAGAACCAGGTGATGCGTGACTGGGAGTGGGTTGTACTGGACGATTCTCCAGATGAGAAGCACTTTGAGTTCTTGAAGGGTCTTGTTGGCAATGATCCTCGTGTCCGCCTGTACAAACGTGCAAAGAACAGTGGTAATATTGGTAACGTGAAAAATGAAGTTGTGTCAATGTGCCGTGGCAAGTATGTGCTGGAGCTGGATCACGACGACGAGATTCTCCCTGACTGTCTGGCAGATGCAGTGAAGGCATTTGAGACAGACCCCGAGGTTGGATTTGTCTACATGGACACTGCTCATCTGTACGAGAACCGCAAGCCTCATTCGTATGGCGATCACTTTGGTCTGGGATATGCCGGGTATTACTGCCAGAAGTATCAGGAGGTATGGGTGAATGTCATTTCTTCGCCCAACATAAACAATGTGTCTCTGAGCCACATCGTAGGCGTGCCGAATCACCCTCGTATTTGGAAGCGGTCAGTCTTGAACGAGATTGGGAACTATTCCGAGTATCTGCCTATTTGCGATGACCAGGAGCTCATTATGCGCACCGCCGTCAAGACCAAGATGGCTCGCGTTCACAAACTATCGTATATCCAGTTTATGAACGATGGATGTAACAATTTTTCGCTGATCCGCAACTCCGAGATCAATCGTCTGGGTCCTCAGTTCATTGTTCCCCAGGGATATGCAGACTACAAGATTGATGATCGGATGCGTGAACTGGGAGCCTTTGAGGAGCATGGATCTTGGGAGAAGATCTGGAAGCGCCCTGGGTTTGTTGAGAAGTATGCCAATACGATCCTGAACTTTGATGTTAAGAAGCAGTATTGCATTCTTGGATTTAAGACATTGATTGAGTGCATTGATGATCTGAGGACCCTCTATGCAGACACTGGAAATGACTTTGTGGTTCTGGAAAATAGCATGACTAAGGAGGATTTGTGCGAGAAGCTCGATAGCGTTGGATTCAGTCGTATGAGGTGCTATGCAATGAACGATTGTACGTGGGACGAGCTTCGAACCTACTTTCTACTCATCTGCAAGAAGACTGACAACTATGTGATCTGGAACTCTATTGATTCTGCTTGTAAAACTCCTCATATGTCATTGTCGGCGGTAGAGGATTCTGAGCCGCCTGCTCAGGAATGTACCGTTGAGACAGCTTTTGACCTATCATCTGTGTAGCCTGTTCTGCAGTAATCTCGCCCCTTTCAATCTTTCGCTTCAGGGCAAGCATCTCAAAAAAGGTTGTATCCAGACGATCCTCTGCATGCATTTGAAAGAGGGAAGGGTAGTTGAAGTAGAGAACCCCATTGTCTGCCTGAAGCTTCTCTTCATATGTGATCTTGTCTTCCTTAAGGTGGCGCCATTTTTGCTTAGAGATATCCATATTCCGAACAAGAGCCTGGATCTGTGTGGCAGACAGATCCTCGCCATTGATTCCGCGCATTCCAGCCGCTACTTCTGCAGGGGTGAGTTCACGAGCCGTCATTTCTTATACTAGGAGCAATGGCTTTAACTGAGTCACAAGAGACGCGCACTCGTCGTGAGTAGTCATCCCGGTTAGAATGATCTGACCTGTGCGAAAGACCTTTGCAATCCACTTGGTGTCTGGGAAGTAGATCTTCACCGCAGGATAGACTGCAGGTTCATAGATGGTCGTCACAGCCTTTTCGCGAAGAGATGCATACAGCGTGTCGCGTGAGAGGTTGGTAGTACCCAATAGCTTCGTCTTGTAGTTCATCAGCACCACTCGGCGGACGTCTGTCCACTCACCTGAAAGCACTGCGGTTGGGCAGTGCGTTGTGATATGCTCCTTCAGAACCGTAGTGACATTCCGATCATACTTCTCGTCCAGAACACCCGTAATGTGAAACACGCCGTTCTGGAAGATCTTCACTGTAATCTCCTTGCGAAGAAGAGACCCGTCGCCATCAGACATTACGACCAATGTAATTGAGTTGTGTCCAAATCCAGTCGTTCGCTTGGGAGGCGTTATCCTTGCCCGGCGCTTGATGAGATCTCGCTTTGAGGATCCGCGCTTCACGATACCTTGCTTCTCGATCTTGATAATATCCATTGTCAGGGGTAGCTCGTGAGCAAGAACATCCGTATTAAGACGAACTCCCATCGTGTACAAAACGACCATTGTTGTGAGAGTCGGGTGATCCATTGTCCTCCCCGACTGTGTAGACCCAATCGATTTCGTTTTTCCACGCCTGTGAAAACGAAAGAGGAAAATGAGTTACAACAATACAGTGAAATTGGCGAATCGCTTTGCGAAGAATGACTTCCTCATGAGGAGTGAGCATCCAGCCCTCTAGGTAGCCCAGCCAAAGAGTGCCATCTTTCTGATGCTCGGTAATCGACTTGATCGTATCTAAAAATCCATCATCTAATGAAAGTTTAGACATGTCGTAGCAATTGGGTGGTTTTTCGATTAGATAGGTATACACCGTCAACATTATTACATTTCTGCATCGATGTTTAAGCGTTAGGTTCAAGCGTATGCGGGCGCTGGATTGCACTCTTCAGGTCAGCAGACTGTTGAGCAGTGAGACGGCAATTGCATCCAGCAACGAACTGAGCCTTGTAGGTTGCACCACAGGAGAGGCAGCTCCTGTATCCATTGCCTCCCAGCTGTTTGGTATTGTAGATCACACCAAACCCCGTCGGGTCGGCAGCGATCTTGTCGTTGATTTCCGGGAGCTGGGCAGATGAAAGGCACGGCATTGTATTCGTGATCTGCGATGCCTTTGCGTTCTTTCTCAGTTCACCTTGCGCCACTGCCTGTCCAGCTGTGTACTCATTGTAACGGGACGTCGTCATAACCCTGTGACCACCACCGTGATTGAACCCTACGCCATTGCGAGTGGAGGGTGCATTCAGAACCAGAGAACACGATGTGGAAGCCACTGCTGTCTCCAGGTTGCCAGATGCTGCAATGCGCTTCACAATCTCTGTCTGGTGTCCCGCATCGCGGTGAGGACGTGTATCTGTGATGGTGACCATCCGTTGCTTGTATCGTCCAAGGTATTCGGAGTAGGATGACATTTACTCTTATTCTTTAGGTAAAAAAGAAATGGAGCGAAAGTTAACCATTCGTATTCCACTTGTTTGGGTCTGTGAAAAGGAAGACTGCTTCAAAGTCTCTAAATATCCTACCTGCAATACATGTTATTTCTCAAACTCCCGGGTGAGTGAAGAAGTGTCGCCTACAACACTCACGCGTAAGACCAAGATCATTCATAGCACGCCCCTCAGCAGTGACGGTAGTCGTCTTCGTAAGGTATACTAGTTCATCCTTCTCCAAGCGCCCATCCTGCTTTCTAAACTTTACCACAAGCTCAAGAAACTTTGTCCACTTTCCTGCAATCGGGAGGTTGCACGTATAACACCGGATAGGCAGAGGGAAGTCCATTGTCCTTCTCTTGTCTACACCCCGGGAGTTCCGTTTTTCTTGTCTACCCGAAGAACAATGAAGAAGTCAACCTCGAACTATATATTAGTTGTTCTTGTGATTGGGGTCATTGTAGCATTTGCGTATCTGATGGTACCTGTCAATCGTTTACGGGAAAAGATCGACTCGGACGTTGCAAAGGTCAATGCCCGATTCACCCCGAGTGTGTCTATCGATCTGGCACAGGCAATGAAGATGGTTGGTCATGATTCGCCCCAGATGCTAAATCCTCCGGTTGCGGTCCCTCCGCTCTTGCTGTTCCCTCCCTCTGCCGAAGACTTGGCGAAACTTTCAGGTTAGTAAGAAAATGACTACATTCAAAAAGTGGCTACTTCTTGTGATTGTAGGCATTGCGTTGCTTCACACGGTCGCTGGCGGTTTTGCTGATATGTTTGGTCTTTCCTTCTTTAGTCCCGCGCACGGCTGGAATGAAGGTATCATCTTTATGCTACTTGCAGTGGTGGTTGCCATTGCTGTCAAGTAATTACCACATAATCTCCATCTCTTGCACACTCCAATACTCGGACATATTATTGGGAAGCTGGCGCCGGATGATGTACGGTAGCTTTCTCTCGGCAATTTCCTTCTTGGCAACTGTCCACACAAACATTGGGTCAGATGTCTTGAGCCCCTTCAGATCAACCAGTGGCTTGGCTCCCTCTGCAAGCTGTTGGGCACGCGTCGCCACCAATGTGGTGTACTCGTACTTGGTAAAGAACGGCTGAGTGATTCGAGGTTGCTTAATCATCTCTGCAACCTCATCTCGAAAGACAGGCTTAACTTCGGGGTGGAGATCCATTATACTTACTCCTTGCGTTGGACTTCTTTTGTCCATTTTAACTAAATGCCTGTCCTTCCTTCGTCTGCTTCTGATTTTACACAGTTTGTTCGTGCCCAGGCGGTTCTTCCTACAGCCGGAAAAGCGATCAAGGCGACTGTCACAACAGTTAATGTGAAGATCGCGGCGATTGTGGCAACAGCATCCAAGGTTTCGGTGACAGCGGCACCCAAGACAGCTATTGTTATTGCCCCGACAGTCGTCAGTCGTTCGAATCGCAAGGGTGATTAAAAAGTGTATGGAATAGATAATGCCTACTCTCTCGGCGTCGGATTACACCGCGTTTATCAAGGCACAAGCTGCGTCCTATGCCTACCGAGATGGACTGACGCCTACGCGTATCCAGACAAGCGCTCAGCCGTATGCGATTAGGTCAATACTGAACGCGCAACTGCTTGCAAGCCAGGCTGCCTATGTACTGACTGCGCCTCAGACGATCGTGACTGGGCTCCCTACCACAGTGTCTGCTGCATCGGCGACGACTGTGACTGGAGCTGCATCAACGGACACAGGTACAACCGTGACCTACACTACATCGGTCGCTCACGGACTTACGGCTGGAACCGTTGTCTCTGTCTCTGGTCTTACTGTCACCACTGCATTCAACCTCTCCAATCAGGTTGTTCTTACATCTGGTCTGACTGCAACACAGTTCAAGGTTACCAATGCAACAACGGGTACGGCCGAGACAACGTCCACAACAGGTCGCATCAACGGATATGTGTACTACACAACCGCGGCGGCTCACGGTCTGGGTGCTGGAACCATAAACTTGTCGATCACCGCGCTCAGCACTGCCACTTTCAACCTCACATATGCAAGAGTTGCCCTGATTCCGAGCACAACTGTCTTTGCGATCGCAACAACCGCAGTTGGAGCAGCAGTTACAAGCGCATCCGGGGTTATGACTCTGACAACCTACCCGAACTCGACCACGTCGATTACGGGCATCGCGCGTGTTCGTCCTTACAACGGAAAGGGACCTGTGAACAATCCGAAAAGTTTGTCAACTATCCACAACTCAACGAGCACCACTCAAAGCTCGGGCAAGTTTCAACAGGTTGGTGGACTTCCCCTG